GTAACTTGCATAAAATAATTTTTCATTGTAATAATTATGTAACAATATTGTAACTAATTTGTAATAAATATTTTTCCATTAATCTATTGTAATTAGATTTGATTTAGTGTATAATTATATATGAAAGGGGGTGAGAAGATGAACGTTAAAATATTAAAACATTATTTAAGGTTTTGTGAAAGGCACGATTTAGAACCTTGTTTTACAGGGTTGAAAGAATTTCATTTACTAACTAAACCGGTTTGTATATTCCATAAAAAAATATACACGTCAGAATATTACTATTATTAAAAAATTAATGGAGGAATGAAAAAATGTCAATAACAAGATTTAACGAAAGCATAGCTTATTTCACGTATGACAAAGAGAAGTCAAGACCATACACAAATTTAGAAACACTTTACAAGGAACACGGGAAAGATAAAGTTTATAAAGTTTTAGGTTTATATATCAATGAAGGTAAATTTGGCGAACAGGGTTCGGCAGTATTGGAAGATGTGCAGGTAAATTTACCTAAACATTTAAACAACGTTGTAAAAGAAATACGTTCAGATGAAAAACTTATTTCAGATATAAACGCGGGTTTAGTAGGTTTTTCAATATACGAATATATCCCAAAAAACTATAATATAAAAGCGTATTCAATACGTTGGGTGGATATAGAACCTGAAGATTTTACTCAAGTAGATATAGACGAAATACCGTTTTAAATAATACAGGCGGGATAATACCCGCCTATTTCATTATAAGGGGGTGAAAAAATGAGATTATCAGATAAGGAAAAACTTATTAAAAACGTCGGTAAATATTGTAGGGAATTTAGAATAAACGATTTAAAATTATCATTAAAAGATTTTTCAGAAATATCAGGGTTAAATAATAAAAACGTCAATGCCTTTGAATATGGACGGGCGAATAGTATTCAATATCTATTTTACTATTACAGGTTATGTAATGATAGTTTAAAGAATAAGTTTTCCAAAGGTTTATTTAAAATATTATAATGTTCCACGTGGAACAATTAAAGGGGGTTTAAATAATGGCACNNGTAAGAATATCAAGAAAAGGNGCAGACGAAAGGACAAGGGCGTTATTAGCGGAAGTTTCTCGTAAGGCGTCAATGGCAAATAAAAGACTTGTAAGACTTGAAAGAAACAACCTAACAGATTTACCCGCGTATAGAAGTTGGGTTGAATATGGCGGGGGCGTTAAGTTTTCCGTTGCGGGTAAAGACTACAACGAATTACAAGCAGAACTAGCAAGGGTCAACCATTTCCTAGAAAGTAAAACAAGTTTAGTTCGTGAGGCAAATAAATATATGAAAGATTTAGCGAAAATGACGGGGGTTAAATACGAAAAAGTTTCTGAATTACCTAATAAATTATCAGGGTTCTTCCAATTAGCGTCCCAAGTGGAACAATATTTAAGGTTGACGGAACAGTCCGCGTCCGCAATAGGTTATCATAAAATATGGGAAGTTATAAACAAATATGTAGAAGATGAAAGAAAAGATTTAGAAAAAGTTTTTCAAGACGCGGAAGATTTAATACCACGAATAGCGAACGCTATTAGTTCCAGTTTATCCGCTGAAATGGTTGAGGATATGAAAAAATGGAATTTATGGAATGAAATTTAAAGAAAAGGGGGGTCAACCGTGTATAATATAGAATATGATGTAATAAGGACCAATAAAAAACATAATAAAGTAAATATTGAATATCTTAATTTAGAATGCGGGTTTGATATAGAAACAAGTTCAACCTATACAGGCGACGGGGGGAAATTTGCCTTTATGTATGTTTGGACGTTTGGGTTGAAAGACGAAAACTATATTATACACGGTAGGACGTGGGAAGAATTTTTAAACCTATGTGAAGAATTAAAAGAAAAATATCAGTTATCAGAAAATAGGCGTTTAATATGTTATGTTCATAATTTAGGGTTTGAGTTTCAATTTATGCGGAAATATTTTAAATGGGTTGACGTGTTTTCGGTAGATGAACGAAAACCAATAAAAGCGTTATGTAGTTATGGAATTGAATTTCGCGACAGTTATATTTTAAGCGGGTTTAGTTTGGAAAGTACCGCTAAAAACCTAACAGACCATACCATTGAAAAAATGGGCGGGGACTTAGATTATGAGTTGATAAGACATAGCGGAACGCCTTTATCTGATAAAGAAATGGGGTATATAAGGAATGACGTTATAATTATCCTTTACTATATAACGGAACAGATTAAGATATACGGGGATATAACAAAGATACCTTTAACTAATACGGGGCGGGTTCGTGATTTCGTGCGTAATCGTTGTTATTATACTAATAAAAACCATAGTAAAAGTAGTAAGGGTAAATATATGCGTTATCGTCAGATTATGGACGATTTAACACTAACTAAAGACGTTTATTTAATGCTAGTACGTGCGTTTATGGGGGGTTTTACCCACGCGAACGCTAACTATTCAGGTAAATTATTAAATGACGTTACAAGTATTGATTTCGCTAGTAGTTATCCCGCGGTTATGTTATCTGAAAAATTTCCAATGAGTAGGGCTATAAAAACAGAATTGACAAAGGAAAAAGATTTCAATTACTATAACCAAAGATACGGGTTAATATTTAATATAAGATTTACCAATTTAATATCTAAAATACCACAGGAAAACTATTTATCAGTTTCCAAGTGTTGGGACACGGAATTAGTTCAGGAAAACAACGGGCGGGTTTTCCGTGCTAAACAGTTGACTACTACAATTACAAATATAGACTTTGAAATAATAAAACAATGTTACACGTGGGATAAGGCGGAAATTAGCGGGTTATACCGTTTTCATATGGGATATTTACCCAAGTCAATAATTGACAGTACCATAGATTTATATAAGGATAAAACAGTTTTAAAAGATGTTCAGGGGTATGAAACAGAATATTTATTATCTAAAGGTATGTTAAACAGTATATACGGTATGACAGTAACAAGGATAGTCAGGGACGATATTATTTATTCAGATGATTGGGCTATTGGAAAAGCTGATACAGATAAACAAATAAATGATTATAATAAAAGCAAGAACAGGTTTCTTTATTACCCGTGGGGCGTTTGGATTACCGCCTATGCAAGGCGTAATTTATGGTATGGTATAATAAGTATGGGCGACGATTACGTTTATTCAGACACCGATGCTATAAAGTTTTTAAATTATGAAAAACATAAACCATTTATAGAAAAGTATAATAAACATATTATAGACAAGGTTAAAAGAATGTGCAACCATTATAATATTGATTATGAAAAAAAGTTATTACCTAAGACGAAAGACGGGGTAGTTAAACCGATTGGAATATTTGAAATAGACGGACACTATAAAAGATTTAAAACACTAGGGGCAAAGCGTTATTTAGTGGAATATGAAAACGACGAAATGGAAATGACGGTTGCGGGTTTATCTAAGAAAAACGGGTTAAAATATTTACAAGTTAATAATAAGAATAATACAGACGTATTCAACGCCTTTAATGATGAGATGTATATTCCCGCTGAACATACGGGGAAAATGACTCACACCTATATAGACGAACCACAGGAATACAGGGTTTTAGACTATTTAGGTAATGAGGGGGTAGGTTCTTCTCTATCAAGTGTCCATTTAGAAAAAGCCGATTTTACGTTATCACTTGCAAGGCAGTATATTGATTTTATAGAAAACTTGAAAAAAGGTTATTTATATAAAGGTTTAGAACATATTTAAAAAAATGTTCCACGTGGAACAATAGGAGGGTGAAAGATGTTAGAACGAATTAAAAGTTTAGGAAAAAAAGATAAATATTATAGTTTGAATAATATATTAAAAACAGATAGTACCTATAATATGATTATAGGGGAACGTTCCAACGGTAAAACATACGCTTGTTTAAAATACGCGTTGGAACAGTATTTTAAAAATGGAGGACAGTTTGGAATTATCAGGCGTTGGCAAGAGGATATAAGGGGAAAACGGGCGTCCAGTATTTGGGCGGGGTTAATAGCAAATAATGAAGTTGAAAGGGTATCTGAAGGGAAATATACAGGGGTTCACTATTATAGCGGTAGGTTTTATTTATGTAATTACAACGACAACGGAAAAGCCTTATATAATGATAATGACATAATAGGTTATACCTTCGCTTTAACTGATATGGAACATAATAAAAGTATTTCATACCCCTATATTACAACCTTAATATTTGATGAGTTTTTAACGCGTGGGGTTTATTTACCCGATGAGTTTGTTATATTTATGAATACCATTTCAACGGTTGTAAGAAATAGAACCAACGTTAAAATCTTTATGTTAGGTAATACGGTTAATAAATATGCCCCTTATTTTAAAGAAATGGGTTTAAACCATATAACTAAAATGAAACAAGGAACGATTGATATTTACACCTATGGGAATAATAGTTTAAGGGTTGCGGTTGAATATTGTTCCCAAAGTGGGGTTACTAAAGAAAATGATTTCTACTTTGCCTTTGATAATCCAAAGTTGCAAATGATAACCACGGGGGCGTGGGAATTGGATATTTACCCACACCTACCCGTTAAATATAAACCTAAAGATGTTTTACTAGAATATTTTATAAAATTTGACGAACAGGTTTTTCAATGTAATATAATTGACGTTGACGGGGAATTATTTACCTATATTCACGAAAAGACAACACCTATTAAAGACGATGACAACGACATAATCTATTCACTTGAGTATAACCATAAAATGAATTATAATAGAAGTATATACAAACCTAAAAATCAAATACAAAGACGAATATTATATTTCTATGAACACGATTTAGTCTATTATCAGGATAATCAGGTTGGCGACACGGTAAATAATTATTTAAAAATAGCAAGGGGGTTATAAGATGAATAGATATGATTGGGGTATTTATACAGGTATATCCAATAACTACGATTTTAAAGACAAAGACACAAATATTAGAAACACTATTCTTTATATGTTAAACCGTTCTATGATGATATTCAAATATGAAGGGTTACCTAATACATTACCTAAGAAAGAACTTGAAAGAATGTTACAAGTTAATGGGTATTGCTTCATTATGGAAGTTGACGGTGAACTATATGGGTTTAATGGGGGTTTAGGCGGTGAACGTGATGTTTATAACAGACCGACGGAAATAGTTATTTCGAACCCCGCCTTGAAATTAAATAAAACGGTTAAATTATCCGACGGGGTTTTAATTAAAAATGATGATATGATGACGGGGTTAATTCCTATTTATGCGAAATATAGTTCAATATTGGCGGAAAATGAAATTACTATGATATTAGCGAACGTGAATAAAAGGGTAAATAATTTAATAAGCGTTTCAGATGATAACACCGCGGAAAGTGCAAGACTTTATTTAAAGAAATTGTTTGAGGGTGAAATAGGTTTTATATTTGAAAATAAATTATATGATAGTTTAAAAACTAGTCCAACCACACCACAAGGAAGAGGAAGTTTACAAGA